TACATCTGCACCGACGCAGCCGGGGGCTACCTCTGCAGCAGCGGAGCCCTGGAGGACTGCGAGGCGCAGGCGCAGTCGCTGGCCCAGCAGCGGACGCAGCAGCAGCCCTACTACGAGGTGATCCCGTAATGCCGCTCGTTCCCTACGCCGGCCCCCGCCGCACGACGCCCAGGCGGTCGAGCGCCACGCAGAACCATCAGGCGTTCCCGTTCGGTGCGCCGCTGCGCGGGCTCGACGTGACCCAGCCGCTGCCGGGCGGCAACCCCCAGACGGCGATCCGCCTGGAGAACATGATCCCCCGCGTGCTGGGGCTGCAGATGCGCCGGGGCTACCTGCGCCACACCAGCAACCTCTCGGGCGAGGTCCGCTCCGAGATGAAGTACCTGTCGCCGCTGGGGGTCAACAAGCTCCTGGCTGCAACGGCCGCTGGCGACATCTACGACGTGACCACGGCCACGGCCTCGGGCGTCACCCCCGTGCCTGTCCTGGCCGTGCCGACCGGGACGCCGGTCGGCGAGTGGGTGTCGCTCAACTTCACCACCAACGCTGGCGTCCACGTCATGCTGATGGTGAACCCCGGCTCGGGCTACTGGATTTACGACGGCACGACGTTCACGCAGATCACCCTCGGGGCCGGCCCCAACCAGATCAGCGGCATCGACCCGGCGCTCTTCAGCTTCGTCACCGTCTACAAGAACCGGGTCTGGTTCGTCGAGAAGGACACGACCAGGGGCTGGTATCTCGACTTCGGTGTGTACGCCGGGGCTGCAACCGCCTTCGACTTCGGCTCGATGTTCCCCAACGGGGGCAAGCTGTCGGTGCTGATCAACTGGACCTACGACGGGTCGAGCGGCGTCGGCGTGCAGAACCAGTTCATCATCATCGCGGACCAGGGCGACGTCCTCGTCTACGGTGGCGACGACCCCGACATAGCCGGGCAGTTCCAAGTGGTCGGCCGCTGGTACATCGGGCGCGTGCCCGTTGGAGCCCGGTACTACACCAACTACCAGCAGGACGTGACCATCCTGTCCGAGCGCGGCATGGTCTTCATGTCGGAGCTTATGCGCGGCCAGGGCTTCTTCCAGAACCCGCAGATCGCCAGCGCCATCAACAGTGCGCTCGCCATCGAGATCGCGGGCTCGCTCGACGTGCGCTACTGGGAGGTGAAGTTCCTGCCGCACGAGCAGTTGCTGCTGATCAACCGCGCCGAGATCAACGTCGAGAACCTGCAGTGGGCATACGAGGTCAACAACAAGGCGTTCGCCATGCTGCGCGGCTACCCGATGCTGACGGTCGAGGCGTTCGACGGCAAGGTCTTCGCTGGCGATCTGGAAGGCAACATCTGGCAGTGCTTCATCGGCGGCACCGACGGACAGGTCGACGACGAGCCGGGCACCGACCTCCAGGGGCTCGTGGTGACCGCCTTCCAGCCGCTGGGCGAGGGCATCCGGGTCAAGCGGTTCCACATGGTCCGCCCGTCGTTCATCTCCGATTCAGCCCCAGGCATCCAGGCCGGGCTGAATAGCGAGTGGAACCTTGAGATCACCGGCTCGGTGCCCGCCTACCTGGGCGCGGGCTCGGGCGCCTGGGACGTCGGCCTGTGGGACTTCGCCGTCTGGTCGGGCGTGGGCCAAAGCTACGAGGCGTGGACCGGCGCTGCCGGCAGCGGCCGCTACGGTGCCCTGGCGATGAAGGTCCGCGCCTCGGCCGACACCCTCTTCGTCGGCTGGCAGGCGCTGGTGGAGCCTGGGGGTGTGCTGTGATCGCATGCCAGCCGCAGAACGCCCTCGCTTACTGGCTGTGCAGCCGCATCGGCCTCGTGGCGTCGCCCAACCTGCGCTGCATCGGCTCGATCTCCGACCGGGACCCGAGCGTGCTGCGCGGGGTGGTCGGCTACGACAGCTACAACGAGGCGTCCTGCGTCATGCATATGGCGGGCGATCCTGGCTGGATCGACAAGCGGATGCTGCACGCCTGCTTCGACTACCCGTTCAACGTGATGGGCTGCAATCAGGTCCTGGCCTTCGTACCCAGCGACAATGTCGTCGCGCTCGACATCAACCGCCGCCTGGGGTTCTCGCTCGTCGTCGAGCTTGACGGCGCTCACCCCGACGGCTCGCTCTTCCTGATGCGGATGCGCCGCGACGAATGCAAGTGGCTCGCGCCACGGAGGACCCACTGATGGGCAAGAAGTCAGGACCGCCGCCGCCGCCCGATTACTCGGCGATGGCCGAGAAGACTGCGGCTTCCAGCCAGGAAGCGCAGACCCGTGCCGACTGGGCGAACCGGCCCGATCAGGTCACGCCCTGGGGGTCCCAGAAGTGGGAGTCCCAGGCGATGGTCGACCCTGCCACGGGCAAGACCGTCACCAAGTGGGTCCAGAACACCACCGTCGACCCGAAGATGCAAGAGGCGCTCGACGCCCAGCAGAACGTCGACAACGCCAAGAGCCAGCTTGCCCAGGCGCAGATCGGCCGTGCTGGCGAGGCGATGGCGAACCCGTTCGACTGGAACGCCCTCACCCCCGGCGGCAAGGCCGTCGGCACCCGCGAGACGGACCCCAACGCCTACCTGTCGAGCGGTGCAGGCCAGGGCATCATGGGCGGCATCGGCAAGACCAACGTCATGCAGGCCGGTGGCGACCTCGGGCGGCAGCGCACCGAGCAGGCGCTCATGGCGCGCATGCAGCCGCAGAACCAGCAGGCGCAGGCGGCCCTGGAGGGCAAGCTCCAGAACATGGGGCTGACCCGTGGCAGCGAAGCCTGGAACCGCGAGTCGCAGCGCCTGGGCGACCAGCAGTCGCGGCAGGCGTTCGACGCCATGCAGACGGCCGGTGCCGAGCAGCAGCGCAACTACCAGATGGAATTGCAGGGCCAGGGCCAGCAGTTCCAGCAGGACCTCGCTGGCGCGCAGTTCCAGAATCAGGCACAAGCCCAGGGCTTCGGCCAGGGCATGGCGCAGAACCAGCAAAACTTCGGGATGATGTCCGGCGCGAACCAGCAGAATTTCCAGCAGGACCTGACCGCATCGCAGTATGCGAACACCCTGCGCCAGCAGCAGATCGCCGAGCAGATGCAGAAGCGGGCGATGCCGCTCAACGAGATGAATGCCCTGCTGACCGGTGCCCAGGTCGCCATGCCGACGATGCCGAGCTTCAATACCTCGACCTCGGCCGGTGGCGTCAACTACTCGGGCGCGGCGAAGGACCAGTACAGCGCAGGCATGGATGCCTACAACGCCAAGCAGCAGCAGAGCCAGAGCCTCATGTCCGGTATCGGCTCGGTCGCCGGCATCGCGGCGATGGCGATGTAACCCCAGGAGACAGAGATGGCTGACATCAACATGACCCCGACGAACATGCAGCCTCAGAACGAGGAGATGCTGCTCAAGTACATGATGCAGCAGGGGGCGCACAGTGCGGCCGACCAGAGCATCGCCAAGAAGCAGGCGCTGCTCAACCAGTTGCGCCAGACGACCGAGCTACCCGGCATGATCCAGGGCGGCGGCGCTCGCACGATCCAGGCTGCGCACCCCCTGTCGGCCATCGCCAACGTCGCCGGTCAGGTGATGGGCGCGCAGCAGCAGCGCGGCCTGAACGACCAGACGGCCAACCTCGTCGGCGAGCGTCGGCAGGACCTCGCCAACCTCGTCGAGAACCAGCGGATGGCTCGGGAGTCGGCCCTGCCGCTGGAGAAGCGCCAGGGCTACGTCCCGCCCCAGGCCCCTGGCCCTGGCGGCTTCGTTCCCCCGACCGATCCGAATGCCTATGCAGGCGGGATGTAGGTCATGTACGAGGACGTAATCAGCACGATCCTCGGGGACCTCCAGCAGCCCCCGAGCCCTGGCGCTGCGCGTGTAAACGCGCTGCGAGGTCAGCCGGGCTCGTTCGCCGAGATGAGTCAGCCTGGGCCGCAGATGCCGCCGCAGCCGCAGCCGATGGGGCCGCCGCCGCAGCCGATGGGGCCGCCGTCGTTCACCCCCAACGCTCCTGGCGGCGGCGTGCTGCCGCCTGGGCAGGCCGCTGGCGCCCCCCAGGGGAGCCAGCAGACCGGCAGCGCCTCGGGGTCCTGGGGCGAGCCCGAGCCCAACACGGGCGGCACCAGCGGCTCCTGGGGGCCGCCGCCCGGCCCGCCGCCGCAGCCCGGCCCGCCGCCGCAGCCGACCGGCGGCCTGGACATGGCGACCGGCCGGAGCCCTCAGAACGGCCCAGGAGGCGCTGGAAGCTCCGCAGGCGGGGTTGGTATCACCGTGGGCGCTGGAGCGCCAGGGCGGCCGGTTCCGGCCGGCCCTGACCCCCTCGCCGCCGAGTACGCCGACATCGTCCGCCGCCAGAAGGAAGCCGAGCAGCAGGAGCAGGACCTCCTCAAGCCGGTCGACCGCACCGAGATGGAGCGGATGTACGGCCGCCGGGCCGAGTCGGGCAACAGCAAGATGCTGCTCGCCCTGGCGGCGCAGCAGGCCGGGGAGGGGTACAGCCCGTTCCAGGCTCAGTTCCTGAAGCAGGCCGCCGAGGCGGAAGCGCCGATGAAAGTGACGGGCGGGACGATGACAGCCCAGGGCTTCATCCCCGACGCCGACTTCGAGCGCGAGAAGG